ACAACGATCCGCTCCTCTGCCACGTGTTCTACGACGCCGATGATCCGTACATGGTGACGATGGCCGCCAAGTGGTACAACACGGCGGACGGCAGGCGACGTCTCGTGCTCTACTATCCTGATCGGCTCGACTACTATATCAGCAGCGGTAAGGCCGAGAACGTGTCGAGTGCGACCGCCTTCCAGCCGGACACGCCGCCGAGCGAGCGCAACCCGTTTGGCGAGGTGCCGGTCTTCCATCTGCGCACACGCCACGACATCCGCAGTGAGTTGGAGAACGTGACGTCGCTACAGGATGGCATCAACAAGCTCTTGGCGGACATGATGGTGTCTGCGGAGTACGGGGCGTTCAAGCAGCGCTGGATTATCAGTGGCTCGGACAACATCGCTCCCCTCAAGAATGCGCCCACCGAGATCTGGGCGTTGCCGGCAGGCGACGGCGTGGGGCAGCAGACCCAGGTGGGCGAGTTCAGCGCCACTGACCTGAAAGTGTACCTGGAGGCCATAGACAAGCTGGTGTTGGCGATCGGCATCATCACGCGCACGCCGCGTCACTATTTCTTTGCCCAGGGCGGCGATCCATCCGGCGAGGCGCTGATCGCGATGGAATCGCCGCTGGTCAAGAAATGCAGTGACTACATCGTCCGCTTCCGCACCACATGGCGCAATGTGGCCGCGTTCATGCTCAAGCTCAGCGGACAGACGGTTGACCCGATGACAATCACGCCGCAGTTTGAGAACCCGCAGACGATCCAGCCGCGCACGCAGGCGGACATCCGCAAGCTGGGTGTTGACGCGGGCTTGCCGTTGGTGACGGCGTTACGGCGTGAGGGCTGGACAGACGCAGAGATCATGCAGATGGAAGCAGACCGCGACGCCGACAGCGCCCGTCAGCAGGCGACGCTGGCGAGCGCCCTGGTGGATGCGCAGCGGCGCATGGATCAGGGAGAGCAGGCGGAGGGCGTGAATGCCACGCCAGCAGCCTGATCCGCTCGTCGTGCGCCAGATGCGTGAGTTTCAGCGCCGCCTGGCAGCGCGAGAAGCGCGGCAGATGGCCGAGATGGCGCGGCGCTGGATCGGCGTGCAGGATCATCTCGAGACGACGATTAACAAGCTGGCGAAGGACATTGCTGCGAAGCGAGTGGCGGGGCAGGACGTGACACGAGCCGCGCTGTGGCGCATGGAGCGCTACCAGGACCTGCTCTTGCAGACACGGCGTGAGATTGCCCGCTATGTGGACGGCTATGCAGTCGGAGCGGTACGCGCCGAGCAATTGCGGCTGATTGACCTGGCTGCCGAGCACTTCGTTGCCGAAGCGCGTACGCAGATCGGGTTGACGCTGACCCGACTGCCGGTTGAGGCGGTGCGCAACATGGTTGGGCTGGCGGGGGATGGCTCGCCGCTGCGCGATCTGCTGATGAAGTCGTGGCCGACGGCGGTTGACGGGTTGACGCAGAAGCTGATTGACGCCACCGCGCTGGGCTGGAATCCGAACAAGACGGCGCGGGCCATGCGTGAGGGCATTGACGAGGGGCTAGAGCGGATGATCGGCATTGCTCGCAGCGAGCAGATACGGGTCTACCGCCAAGCGGACTACCAGGCGGCGCTCGATACGGGCATGGTCACAGGTATGCAGCGACTGGCAGCGCGGCAAGAGCGGACGTGTCTGGCCTGTCTGCTCGATGACGGCCATGTCTACCCGATCGAGATGCAGCCAGGTGATCATGTTCTCGGGCGCTGCAAGTTCGTCAAGGTGTGGATGGGACGTGCTGCTGATACCTGGCTGTCGGGGCGCGAGTGGTTTGAGGGTCTCGACGAGGACGCCCAGCGGCGCATTATGGGGACTGGCCGTTGGCAGGCGTGGAAAGACGGCACTGTCAAGCTGGATGACATGGTGCGCCAGACGAATGACCCGACCTGGGGACATAGCATCGGGGTGAAACCGTTAGGGAACGGGAGGTGATGTGGAATGACGAGAAAACGGACGTATGAGGTGACGGCGAGTGTCACGGTGATCGGCGTGCCCGATGTTCTGGCCGCGCTCTTACCCGCCGTCAATGGCATTCATGGCGGCTGCATGGTCTGTCTGGAGCACTTCACGGAGCGTGCGAACGCTGCTCTGGCCGATCTGGGGCAGCCACAGCGCTATGTGGTTACACGGCAGGCAGACAACGCCAATCTGGGTGTTGTGGCGATGGCAGAGGAGTAACCGGCGAGATGCCGGACACGGAGGAAGGCGAGATGCCACCAGAACCGATAGCAGGAAACCAGCCGCCCGCAGACGGGGCGCCGACGGGCGACAATCAGCAGCAGAGCCAGACGCCGCCGACATGGGACGCGATTCTAGCGACGCTGCCGGATGACCAGAAGGCGCTCTACGAGCAGCACACCAGCGGCCTACGCACGGCGCTGCAAAGCGAGAGGCAGGGGCGCAGTGAGTTGGCGAAGCAGATCAACACGCTCTCCAAGCAAGCTGCTGAGGGGAGCGATGCTAAGAAACAGCTTGAGGCGGCGGCGGCGCAGCTAGAGGCTGCGAACCAGCGGGCTGACTTCATGGCTGAGGCGACCAAGCCGGAGATCGGCTGTTCTAACCCATCGCTGGCCTTCATCGCGGCGCGAGAGGCGGGCGCGATTGACCAGAAGGGGCGTGTCAACTGGGATGCGCTGAAGACCCAGAGTTGTTCCAGAGGAAAATCCCGCCGGCAGGCGCCGGATCGGGCACGCAGAACCCACCGCAGAAGGCGACGATGAATGACTTCATCCGCACGGCGGCGGGACGATAACACGGAGGTAGCACGATGCCGTATAACTCACAGATCACGCGTACCGACGCGGCTGCCCTCATTCCGCAAGAGGTCAGCAACGAGATCCTCAAGGGAATTGCGGAAAAGACGCCGCTGATGCAGTTGGCGCGTAAGCTGCCGAACATGAGTGCAGCGCAGCGGCGCATCCCGGTGCTCAACGCCCTGGCGACGGCGTACTTTGTCAGCGGCGACACCGGGCTGAAGCAGACCACCGAGATGGACTGGGCGAACAAGTACATTGACGCCGAGGAATTGGCTGTCATCGTACCGATCCCGCAAGCCGTGCTCGACGACGCATCCTACGACATCTGGGGCGAAGTGCGCCCGGCGATCGAGGAAGCACTCGGCCTTGCCATTGCTCAGGCGGTGCTCTACGGCACGAACATTCCGGCGTCATGGACAACCAACCTCGGCGCGGCTGGTCTGCTGGCTGTTTGCACGGCGGCTTCACACGTCATCAGCGAGGCGGCCTACACCGATCTCTACGAGGCTGTTCTCGGCGAATCGGGCGCGGGAGCGGACGGCCTGTTCATGCTGCCCGAAGCCGACGGCTTCATGGTGGACGGCGTGCTGGCGCACATGTCCATGAAGGGCAAGTTGCGTAACGTGCGCTCGACGGACGGCGTGCCGATCTTCAAGACCTCGATGCAGGATCCGACACGCTACGAGCTGGACGGCGCACCGCTGTACTTCCCGACCGACGGGGCGATCGTTTCCGGGTCATCGCTGATGATCGCAGGTCAGTGGAATCAACTCGTCTACGCCATGCGCCAGGACATCACCTACACGATCGCCAAAGAGGCAGTGATCACCGACGCCGGCGGCAACATCATCTACAACCTGTTCCAGCAGGACATGGTGGCGCTGCGGGCGGTCATGCGCCTCGGCTTCGCCCTGCCCAATCCGATCAACCGCATGAACCAGACGGCGGCGACACGGTGCGCCTTTGCCGTGATGACGGCGTAGGAGGGATAACGTAATGGGTCTCTTTCCACGCAATCTGACCGAGTACGTCGCTTTGCAGGGGATTCCGGTCGGGCCGCACTCCAACATCTACATCGTGGATCCGGTCAACGGTTCGGACTCCAACCCTGGCACGAGTTTCAAGTCGCCGCTCTTGACGCCGGCAGCCGCCTATGCGCTCTGCACGGCCAATCAGCATGATACGGTGATTGTGCTCTCCGGTGCGACGGCGATCAACCCAACGGCGGCACTAACGTGGGCGAAGAACTACACGCACCTGATCGGGATGCCAGGCAACCTACCTGGCATGGGACAGCGCAGCCGCATCGTCAACACGGCGGCAAACGATCTGGCCGTGTTGTTCACACTCAGCGCCGACGGGTGTATCGTCAAGGGGTTGCAATTCTTCGATGGCAAGGACAAAGACGAGGACGCTGCGTGTGTGCTCGTCTCGGGCAGCCGCAACCACCTGGAAAACGTGTTTGCGGCGGGCATGGGTCACGCGACGCCAGGCGCCAGGGCTGGCAGCTACTCGCTGAAAGTAAGCGGGTCGGAGAACGTGTTTCAGAACTGTACCATCGGGCTGGACACGATTCTGCGCGCCGCTGCCAACAGTGAACTGATCGTCGCCGGCGCGCGTAACCGGTTTATCCACTGTGATGTCCGCAGCTACTCAGAGACAGCGGGCAAGTTCCTGATCAAGATTGACAACAGCGCAGGCGATCTGCGCGACACGATCTTCGAGGACTTGCTGGCGTTCAACTACACGGCGAACTGGGCCAACGGCATTGACAACGCCATTGACATGCCAGCAGCGGGGAACACGCACTTTGTGATCCTGCGTGGTAACTGCCAACTGGTTGGTGTCAATTCCGGCTGGGCAGACACCGTGACACACATCTACAGCGCCGCTCCTGCGCCCAATGCAGGATTCGGCGTCAGCACAAATCCGACGACGTAGGAGGTAGGACATGACAGCACCACTTCCGTATCAGGGTTGCCTTAAGGCTGCCCTGGCAGCGCTCGACACCGGCGGCGGCGTTCTGTCGCTGGCGAATCCCGAAGGCCGCGATGTGATCGTGACCAAGCTCGTGTTGCATGTTACGACACCAGCGACCGCAGCGTGCACCGTAGACGGTGGCATCGCAGCCGGAGCGACAACCAGCGCCGACAACCTGATTGACGGCCAGGACGTGAATGCCGCAGCCGGGGCGTTCGCCGAGGTCGGCTCAAACGGTAAGCGCGCCAAGCTCTGGGAAGATGACCAGTACCTGACCGTCAGCATGGCGAGTGGCGCGGCCGCTGGTCTTGCCGGTTACGCGTACGTCGAGTACATCCCGGTCTAGGAGTAGCAGAGATGTCCGCAACAGCAGCCCAGATCGCACAACTCAGGCGCATGGTGAACGAGCCGACGACCACGACCTACAGCGACGCGACGCTTGCAACCTACATCGAGGCGTACCCGCTGATGGACGAACGCGGCGAAGAGCCATACACATGGGACACGTCAACCGAGCCGCCGACAGAGGAAGACAACGACAACTGGCTGGCGACGTATGATCTGGCTGCTGCTGCGGCGGATGTCTGGAGTGAGAAGGCGGCAGCGCCGGCGGAGGACTTCGACACCAACGCCGACGGCGCGGATCTCAAGCGAAGCCAAGCGTATGAGCAGGCGATGAAGCAGGCGCGCTACTACCGTTCACGGCGAGCAGCGCGCACAATCACGCAAGTGCCCGTTCCGCGCCCAACGAATGACGACCTGGTGGCCAACTGATGCGACCACCGACGACGACGCAACTGAGCCGGATGCAAGACGCCAACGAAGCGGCGATGTGGGACACCTGCCGTCTGGTCACTCGCGTGACCGGCGCGGTGGACGACTACGGACAGCCGACCGAGATGTGGGCGGAAGGCGTCGCCGTTGCTTGTGGTCTCGACCAGCGCTCCAGCTACGAGGTGCTGCGGGGGACGCAAGTCTGGCGCTTCGATGCACGGCTGCGCCTGCCGATCGCCACCGAGCTAACGAACGCCGATCGCATCAAAGTGACGCATCGGTACGGTGTGGCGCTCACCGTCCCACTTGTCTTCGAGGTGATCGGGGCGGTGCGGCGTGGCCCGCAGGGACTGCTTGTGGAGATGAAGACGTTGAGCGATGGCAGTGTGACATAACGGAGGCAGAAACATGGCAGTGTTGGTTCCAACAGTTCAGACACTCAGCAGGGACGGCGTGACGCCGAGTTTTGGCGCAGCGAACGCCGACGGCTACGCTCTGCCGGGCGACGGGCGCACCGTGATCGAAGTCAAGAACACCAACGGCGCAACGCGCACGGTGACGGCAGACATTCCGGGCACGGTTGACGGTCTGGCCGTGACCGACAAAGCGGTTGTCGTTCCGGCGACGACCGGCGACAAGATCATTGGCCCGTTTCCGCCTGGCATCTATAACCAGCCCAGCGGGACGTGGCAGGGCTACGTCTTGCTGACATTCTCGGCGGTGGCGGATGTCACCGTGGCGTTCTACAGATTGCCGTGACCGATAGGCGGGTCAGGCTCTAGGGGGTGAGGTATGGCACGAACGACAGTAGCAGTTCAGAACATCACACGCACGGCAGCGGAGATGACCTATTCCGGCGCCAACGCCAGCGGAGACGGCGGCAACAAGTTTGCCAACGATGGGCGCACGATGCTGCACATCAAGGCAGGCGCCACAGCAGCGGCCAACTTCAACGTGACGGTGGAGACGCCGGGCACGGTTGACGGCCAGGCTGTTGCCGACCGCGTGAAGGCATGCGTGAAAGAGAAAGAGTACTTTCTCGGTCCGTTCCCGCCTGGCGTCTACAACCAGGCGGGCGGAGAAGTGTACTTCGACATCGGCGCCGACGCAACCGGCATTGACATCGCCGCGCTGCGGTTGACCTAAGATGAGCGGCGCAAAGGTCAACTGGTATGGCGAGAAGGTCAAGCTCGTCGTCAAGGGTGCGACGGCGCAGATACTCACGCAAGCGGCGATGATCTGCGCTGACAAGGCGGCGATCAGGATCACCGAGAACGACCAGATTGACACCGGCTTCATGCGGGCGGCCACCTACGGGGTAGGTCCGAAAGAGTCAGGACGCCCGAAAGCGGAGAGCGAAGCGCCGAGCCTGGCCGAGCGGCCGCTTGCGCCAGAACCAGGGCGGCCAGATGAGAACACAGCGGCCATACACTGCGCAGCCGAGTACGCGATCTACCAGGACATGAAGAAGCCGTTCATGTATCCGGCGGCGCAGGACGTGGCGAAAGAGTTCAAGGGGATCGTAGAGAGGAACAAGGTTGGTTGACGTATCGGCTGCACTGCGCACGCACCTGTTGGCAAACACTGCGCTGTACGCCCTGACCGGAGTTCGCATCTGGGCAGAGACGGACACACCGATGGTGGGCTATACGCCTGCCGACGGCGGCGCGGTGTGCTTCAGGGTGCGCGGCGGGCAGCCGGAGTACAGCGATCTGCTCCTCCAACCCAGCTTCCAGTTCAAGTGCTACGGCGCAACGGCCGTCACGGCGAATGCGGTGTACCGGGCGCTGTACGCCGCCTTGCAGAATACGCGGGCGGGCAGCACGGTGCGCTGGGCGCAGTGTGAGGTGCTCGGGCAGACGCTGCAAGAGCCGGAGACAACCGGCGGCGCGCCGTGGTGGTTCGTGTTGACGTTCTTTCAGGTTTACATAGCAGCATAGGGAGGTTATTCACATGGCTAACGAGTTCGCGGATCTGATTATGGGCCCGGTGAAGGTCTACTACGCACCGGTGGGCGAGACCGTTCCGAACGAGAACAGCGTGGCCTATGGTGCGGCTTGGGGCGGCAACTGGGCTGCCTTTGGCTACACCAAAGAGCCGCTGTCGTGCAACTACGAGTTCGAGGAGTTCGAGGCGATGGTGCAGGAGGCGTTGGCCGCCGTCAAGCGGCGCAAGACCTCCGAGGCGCTGACGCTCGAGACAACGTTGGCGCAGATGACCGCCGACAACGTGCAGTTGGGTAGTGGCGGCACAGTGGCGGACACCGCCGCCGGCGCAGCGCAGGTGCAGAAAGAGGAGCTGGAAGCGGGCAACACCGCTGTGCTCAGCGAGTACGCCTGGGGCTTCGAGGGCGAGTACCGCAAGGATGACGGGACACAGTTCCCTGTGCGCCTGTTCATCTTCAAGGGCACGGCCAAGCTCAACGGCGCGCTGGAGTTCGGCAAGGAAGACTACCCCGGCATCCCGCTCCAGATCAAGGCGCTGCACGACGCCAGCAAGAGTGCGGGGAAGAACCTGTTCATGCTGCAGAAGGTCTTGGCGCCGCACACCTAGACCGGCATTCGATAGCGACCAGGGGAGCGAGATGCTCCCCTGGTAGTCTACACAAGGAGACAACGCGAGATGCGTTCAACAACCGTAACCCTGGCGGGCGTGGGCTACACCGTGACCCAGCCGCCGCTACGCAAGAACGTGGCCTGGCAGCGCAAAGTGGCCGAGCAGTTGAAAGTGCTGCTGACGGCGCTCCCTGGCCTGCTGACATCCCTGGGCCCGCTGCTCAAGACGGGCGACGTGAAAGCGGGCGACGCGAAAGCGGGCGACCTGGGTGGCATCCTCGGCTTGCTCACCAGCGACAACCTGCCCGCGCTCACCGACGCCGGCGGCGACGTGCTGATCAAGATCACCGACGCCATTCCCGTGATGCTCGATCTGCTCTATGAGTTCTCCCCTGCACTGGCCGCCGAGAAGGATCACATCGAGGCCGAGGTCGGCGAAGACGAGGTGGTGCTGGCCTTTGTGGAGTTGGTGAAGCTGTCGCTCCCTTTCGGCGACAGAATGGCGACGGCGCTCAAGGGGCTGCTGGAAACGAACAACCAGACTGGCTCACCGAGTGCGCCGACATCGCCGAGCTTGCCCGCGCCGAGTGGGGGGTCTGGGACGACGAGCTAGACGCGCAGCTTCTGGCCGAGCTTGCGCAGTCCTACACGCGGCGCAAGAAATGGGAAGCGGAGATGTTGGCGGCCACGATCTGGAACGTGATCGGCAAGGCGTGGAATGAGGGCGGCGGCGGCGCACCAGCGAGCACGGGGCGCGGACGCCGCAAGGTCAAGCCGGATGCAATGCTGATGGACATGGGCGTGCGATTATGAGTGTCACGCTGGGTGATGCGGTTTTCTGGCTGCGGGCGAATAGTAAAGAGTTTGACGCGGCCATGACCAAAGCCGAAGGCGACGTGCAGCGCAGCGTTGACAAAGTGCAGGGCGTTGTCAACGGCCTGAGCAAAGGCGTCGCGGCGATCGGTGCGGCTGCGGCTGGTGCTATGGCTGCGGCTGTGGGCAGTACCGTAAACTGGTCAAACCAGGTCGAGCGGCTGTCACGCGAGCTGGGCATCACCACGCAGGAAGCCTCGGCGCTAATCAACGTGTCCGACGATCTCGGCGTGAGCACACAAACCCTCAGCGCCAGCTTTGGTATCTTCGCCAAGAACCTGGCCGGCGTGGAAGACCTCGAAACGATGGCCGCCGGCGGCAGCGAGCTATTCCGCGACGCGCTGGGGTCGCTCGGTATCTCCATGACTGACGCCAGCGGCCAGACGCGCTCTATGTCGGACGTGCTGCCGGAGATCGCCGACCGCTTTGCGGCGACGGAAGATGGCATGACCAAGAGCGCTATGGCCATGCAGCTTTTTGGCAAGGGTGGCAAAGACCTCATTCCGGTACTCAACCTGGGCGGCGAGGCGCTGAAAGCGTCACTGGCAGAGACGGAGAAATACGGTCTTGCCATGTCCGGGCCGCAGGTGCAGGCCGTGCGCGCCTACCAGAATGCTGTCAGCAATTTGGGCGATTCCTTCGACGGCATCAAGGTCACGATCGGCAATGCCGTGATCCCTATGCTCACGCCGTTGGTCGAGAAGGTCACTGAGGGCGTGTTGGCCGTGTCTCAGTTCATTCAACGCAACAGCGAGTTAATCGGACGCTTGCTGATGGTCGCAACGGCTATCGGCGGCCCACTGGCTGGCCTGAAAGCGTTGCAGGCGGCGTCTGGTTTGCTGGGTATGGCCTTGGGCCCGCTGTCGGGTCTATTCACCGGCGTGGGCGGCGCGGCTACGAAGTTCATTGGGCCACTGGCGCAAGTCGGCGGCTGGCTGATGAAACTGCCCGTGCTACTAACCGCCCTGGGCGCGCCCATCGGCGTCGTGGTCGGCGTCGTGGGTCTGCTGGCCGCAGCCTTCGCCATCCTGGTCGGCGGCATCAAGAAGTTCCTCGACCGCAAAGCCGAAGCCGCTCAGTTCGCCAACGAAATGAAGGACGGCTTCGTCAGCCTGAAAAAGCCGGTCGTTGACCTGGGTGAGATCATCAAGAAAGTGTGGGACGGCATACAGCTTGCCATAAAAGTGGCCGTCGTCGTCGTGCAGGGGCTGCTCAAACAACTGGCCTGGGCGTTCGATCAGGCAACCACCTGGGTGGCTGACCGGCTGTTCGATTTGGAGCCGGTTCTAGGACAAGTCGCTGACGGGATCGGTGGCGTCTTCGACTGGATCATCGGCGTGGCGAACACCTGGGTGCAGGGCTACATGCAGATTCTGGGCAGCCTGATGACCTATTTCCAGGACATCTTCCAACTCATCTATGACATCGTGACCGGCAATTTCGGCGCGATAGGCACGGATCTGGGAAAGATTCTGGGCAGCATCCTCAATCTGGCGCAGACGGTGTTCTCTGCCCTTTTCGATACCATCGGTACAGTCATGTCCGGCGTGATGGAGTTCTGGGGCATGGTCTTCGACCTGCTCCCCAAGCCGGTGCAAGAGGCCCTGGAGAACATCCTCAAGAACGCGAAGCAATTTCTCGATTGGATAGGTGGCAACTTCGGCAAGGTGTGGGGCTTTGTGCTCGACATAACTGAGACGGCCTGGCGCTGGCTGTTCAACACGATTGGTGGTGTTCTTGCGGCGCTCCTGAATCGAATCGCTGATTTCTTCGATGCGCTTCCCCTCGGGGTAGGGAAGGGGTGGGCCGCGTCCCTTCGCAGCATGGCAGATACCGTTGGCACCGGACTTGGAGACGCGGCAATGGCTGCGGTCAAGAATGTCATCGCCAAGTTGCAGGGCATGGGCGGCTCGGTGGCCGAGGCCGTGAGCGGCCTGATGCAGGGCGCGTCGAGCCAGTCGCAGCAGAACACCAACATGCTGCAAGGGCTGTTCGACAAGATCAAGTCCAGCATCGCCG